TATTTGGTGAAGAGCTACGCCGTAAAGAAGCGGAGCTTATGGCAGGCATGACCCCCGAAGAGCGTGACCGCATGATGCTCCAGATGGCGATACGCCAAGGCCGTACAGGAATTGACCCCATGGGCGCAGGTATTGCCGCTATTCCTCGTGTGTACAGGAGCATGGATCCTGACGATTTAGGCCCAGCAGAGTCAAGAGCGCCCCGTTACTATTCTTATGCTGAAGGCGGTCTTGCTAATGCAGCGCAGAATTTAGCCGCGCGTGGTCGATATGGTGACTCCACCCTTGTGCACATGGCTCCAGAGGAGCTGTCAGGCTTGCGAGCTTTAGCACGTGCCCAGGGTAATGACCTGACCATCAACCCCCGTACGGGGCTTCCAGAAGCCTTCAGCTTGAAGAAGCTCTTTAGAGCAGCGTCATTTGTCCTTCCGTTTATACCTATCCCCGGCCTGTTCGGCATGTCATCGCTGCTTACTCGGTCAATTTTGTCCGGTGTGGCTGCGGGTGCTTCGGCAAAAGGTAAGTTCGACTTTAAACAAGCTCTGGGCGGTGGTCTTAGGGCGTACGCCATGGGTAGCCTAGGTGAGAAATTAGGCGGGGGGCCTGCTACACCGGGTGGACCAACAACAACACCAACGACTGTACCTGACGCTGCAACTGTTAATCCTATGGCTGGAATGGAAAATATCGAGGTACCTTTAAGTGGGCAACCCGCGCTTGGTCCTTCGGTACCTATTTATGAAGGCTCTATTGGTCCTGCTGGGGGTCCAGATTTGGATGTACGAACCCCATCAGTTCCAGGCAGTGTGCCCGAAGGAGGTACAGTTCCAGGCAGAGCCGCAAGCGTTATCACCCCCGAAGGGCAAGGTTATGGTCAGCCGCTTACCAAAGGCACTGAAATCGCCATGGCTGGCTTGGGTGGTCTGAGCATTGAAGAAGGCGCTAAAGAACAGCGTAACTACGAGATCGAAGCTGCGGCAACACGCCGAGAAGAGGAAGAGCGTCAGCGTCGTTTTGAAGCACTAGCTCGACGTACGTTGGGTAATGTTCCTTTTGTTGCAGCGCAAGGTGGCCCAATTAAGATGGCTAAAGGTGGTGTTACCTATATGGAAGGTGGTGGTGCGACTGGCCCAGCAGGAGAACCCCGTGTTGTTCGTGGCACAGGGGATGGTATGAGCGATAGTGTACCCGCTACAATTGAAGGTGTTCAGGAAGCTCGCCTTGCCAATGACGAATTTGTAATACCTGCCGATGTTGTAGCTGACATTGGTAACGGTTCAAGTGACGCTGGAGCCAAAAAGCTTTACAGCATGATGGACCGCATACGCAAAGCCCGACACGGCACGACAAAACAACCCCCTGAAATTCAGGCCGAGCGCCTGATGCCAGCGTAAAGGAAACAATCATGGCAGTCCAAACAATTACCACATCAGGCGATATACCTAAGATATTAAACCCTTACTATGAGGGGCGCCCTGCTGAGGGTACTCCAGGTACGGCTGGGTATAAGCCAGAGCTTGTTGGTCTTTTAGAGCGCGGCATTGGCGCCATATTCCCAACGCTTGAGGGTGCGGCAGCTTCCAGGGCTGCGTATGAAACTCAGTATGCCCCCTTGTATCAGGCTGGGCTTATGGGCGCTGGTACGGTTGCGCCGATGTCCGAGTTCCAAGAGCAGGTTGGTCGTGAGCTTGCAGGCATTTCTCTCCCAGGTCAGTATGGGTTGGCAACACAGGCAGGCCAAGCTGCCGCAGGGGCGTTTCAGGGTTTACCCGGAGTAGGCACAGAAGACTTTACGCTTGGTGCCGCACAGCGGTACATGTCGCCTTATCAGCAGGCTGTTGTTGATATACAGCAAAGGCAGGCCATTGACGCCGCTAAACAAGCGCAGCTTGGGCAGAACTTAGCCGCTGCCCGACAGGGCACATACGGTGGCGCTCGACAGGCGATTTTGCAAGGTGCTCGTGAGTCCGGGCTTCGTCAACAGCTTGGCGATATTCAAGCACAGGGTCTTCAATCTGCTTACACACAAGCGCAAGAACAGTTCCAACGGGATCGCCAAGCACGACAGGCCGCACAACAAGCCAACCTCACAGGTCAGTTACAGGGCGCATCAGGTTTAGCAGGTCTTGCCCAAACTATGGGTGGCCTTGGAACGCAGCAGCTTGCAGGTCAGCTTGATATTACGAAAACCTTGGGTGCCTTTGGCGATCTTCAGCGTGGCATCACGCAACAGCAAATGGATGCACAGCGTCAGGCGCTCATGGATCAGGCTCAGTACGGTCAGACTCAGGTGGGTCAGCTTTCCAATCTTTTGCGTGGTGTACCGCTTTCGGATACGACACAACAAACGTCAACCCCGCCCCCGTCATTTGCCAGCCAGTTAACAGGTCTTGGGCTTACAGGCTTGAGTCTTTACAATTTGTTGGGGAATAAATAATGCGTAACCCAATCCAAGAATACAACCTCGCCCGGTCGCTACCCATCCAAGCCCTTGCAAATGTGTTGCGGGGCGTTAGCGATATGGTCAGCCTGGGTGTGGCGCATGCCGCACTCAAAGAAAAGATGGAAGCTGAGGTGGCTAAAAAAGGTGCTGGTGCTATGCAGATGGCTCAGGCTCCCAAAGTCGTAAGTAAAGATCTTGCCATGGCGCAGGGTCTTGGTGCTGCTCCCGCTGATGTTGATGTGCCCATGGGGGGCATAGTGGGTGGTGAGGGTACGTTTGGTACAGGTGCTGCCGGTGGTGGCAGTGTGGTGGCGTTTCAGCCTGGTGGTAGCGCTCAGTTAAACCTGCCGTTTGATGACCCCCGCATGAAAGCCAAAGATGTACTTATGTCCACCCGAACGCCAGGGCCTGGCGTTAGTTTTTCGCAAGCATTTGCTAATCAACAAGCTGCACCTAAAAAAGGTTTTATGGCGCGTGGGTTAGATGCTATGGACCGTGGCTTAGGCGGTTTACGTAACATGCCTTACGTTGGTAGAGCCTTTCGTCTTGCTTCAAGCCCTATGGCAGCAACGGCTAGTTTGCTTACCAGCACAGACGATTTAAACGTAGGCGAGGAAGAATACCTTGCGCTCATTAATAAGCTAGCCTCCATGGGCTACAGCGCTGAGATGATTGAGGCAATGACGCCTGAGCAGCGTGTAGCGGCTGCGGAGGGTAAGTTACCTACAGGTCAAGCAGATACTGGCGGTGTTGCTACGCAATCTCTTGCCGATCTTGAAGCTGCACAAAAAGAACAAGCTGGTGCGGCTGGTGCCGCTAAACCCCCTTCCGGTGCACCTAGTGCAGGTGGTCTTGCTAGTCTTGGCGGTGCTGGGGTTGGTCAGACGTTTGCGCAAATGATGCAGACATCTAAAGATTTAGCTGGGCAGCTTATGTCGGACGCTGAGGCGCCTAAGACGGCTGCTCAAGTTATGGCTGACTACAACGCCACGCTAAAAGAAGCTGGCTACGACTTCAATCTGCTCAGCAAGCAGATGGGTGATGTTGCAAAAGAGAAAGAAGAACTGAAAGGCGACAAAGAAGAAGCTGTTAATTTGCGCCTGCTTGAAGCTGGTCTAGGTATTTTAGGAGGAGAGTCTCCCTATGCGTTCGTTAATATCGGTAAGGGCGCTACGCCTGCGCTTCAAGGTCTGGCTAAAGACATTAAAGAGATTCAAAAGCGAAGTAGGGAATACGATAAAGAAACTCGCCAGCTTCAAATGATGCAAAATCAAATGGCTGAGGGCCGTGGCAAGTATACTTTTGATACGCTTGAGAAACAGAAAGCTGAGCAGCGACGATCAAAAGAACGTATCGAAACCGCCAAACTTAATATGTTTACGTCTTTGATGCGAGATCAGACTGTGCTTAAAGCTGCACAGATTAGTGCGTCAAGAGAAGGAGATACGCTTAGGGCTATTCGTGAAATGCCAGGCGACACTCTTGCAGAAAAAGCTGCGGCTTGGACGAAGGCTACTAACAAAAGACTTGACCCAGCAGAAGCTGCGTATATAAAGACACTTGAAACGTATGCTACTGAAGATCCAAGAGGTCTAAAATTAGAAAAGCTTAAAGACTCTAATCCAGCCCTTTATGCACGACTTAAGCAAGACCTTGCTACTTTTGGTTTAAGCACTGGCATGCTTACAGAAAAACCAGATACCGGCCCAATACGCAACTAAGGTAAGCAACATGGCAAAAGGATACCTACCCCTACCAGACGGGTCGTTTGTCACTGTTCGTGACGACGAAACCCCTGAACAAGCATTTGCACGAGCACGTAGGGAGTACCCAGAAGCTTTTGAAGTTAAAGCTCCCCCGCCTAAACAAGAAGAGGGCGCTATTGCTGCTGGTATTGGCGGTGCTAAGCGGATGGTTTCAACCATTGGCACAGGTCTTGAAGCTCTTATTTCTCCAGAAGAAGCTGCCCGTAAAGGCGTTGAAAGAGGCGAGGCAATATCTCAACAATACGCTCCCGGCGCTAGCTTAGAAGCTGTTAAAAAAGCGTACGAAGAACGTGGGTTATTAGGTGGTGCTGGCGAAGTTGTTAGCCAGATTCCTGGTGCGCTTGCTGAACAGTTCCCCCAGATTGCCGCAACGCTTGGTAGTGCAAAAGCTGGTGCTATGGCAGGTCAGCGTATTGGTGGTGCACGAGGTGCTGTGATTGGTGGTGTGGGCGGTGCGCTTGCGCCTTCTCTTGCCCAGTTGTTTGGTGCCAATATTGAGCGTCAAGCTGCTGAGCAGATGGAAGAGGGTAAACCCTTAGATATTTCCCGTACTAAAGCCGCCGCTGCGGCTGTTCCTGGTGCTGCTCTTGAAGTTGCATCTACCTTTATACCTCTTGGGCGCAACATTGTTGGCAAACTTTTTGGTCCAGGGGCACAACAGGCGCTTGCTCGTGGGGCTACCGAAGCTACTGAGCGTTTAGCCAAAGAAGGCTTAGCAAAAGTTTTAGCCAAAGGTACGGCTGTTGGTGTTGGCGTAGAGGGCGGTACTGAAGTCATTCAGCAAATGCTTGAGCGTGCTCAGGCTGGACTACCTCTTACAACCGATGACGCTTTAGCTGAATATGGTGAAGCTTTATATGGCGCCGGTCTTGTTGGTGGCCCGTTTGGTGCTGTTGGTCGTGTAGGCCAGCGTGCGGTTGCTCGTGGTGAAGTTGCTGAGACAGAAGCAAAAGCCCGTGCAGATCAAGAAGCCTTAGCGGCTGAGGCTCAAAAACAAGAAGAAGAGCGTGCGGCAGCAGAGCAAGAAGCTAAGATTAAATCCCCTCAGTACAGGCAAGAGCTAAACGCTCAAATTATTGAGACTAAAGACCGACTGCGTGAGATTGAGAACGTACTCAAAGACAAGACGCTTGACCCTGACGTAAAGAAAGAAGCTATCGAAGAAGCTAAAACTTTGCGTAAAACTATTGGTGAGTTAAACACCAAGATGAAGGAGTCGATGGCGGCGATTGGTGAAGCACCAACGCTTCAGAAGGCACTTGCTAAACAGAAAGAAGCACCGGAAGCCCGCACTATTGTTGACGAGTTTGGCAACGTAGTTAAGCCTAAAACTCAACCGCTTACTGACGAAGAAGAAGCCGCTGGCTACGAGCTACAAGCCGCACGTGTCGCTGCTGAATTTGAAAAGCGGGAGCGTGACTTCCAAGCATTGCAGGAAAAGAACCAGCAAGAAGAAGCAAAAAAGCTGCTTAAAGATGAAGAAGTTCAAGCGCAAATGCGCACCTTTCTTGAAGGCTATGACGAGTTGCAGAAGCAACCGTATGGCCCAACTGAGTTTGTAAAGAGTGAGCGTGAAAAGCAACAAGCCCAAGAAATAACGCTTGACCGGATGCAGCTTGCTCTTGATAAGTTCACACCACGTTTGCTTGGCCTTAAACCCGATGAGACTGTTGCCAAGTTACAGGCAGAGTACGACAGGTTGAGCGCTCCCGAGGCGATTGCCAAAGTTAAGTCGTCGGCTAGGCCGAATTACATGAATATGCTGGAGCGGCTAAAAGGTAGGCTCCGCACAAGTTTTGAAAAGGCAGCGCCCAATTCTCGTCAAGGCTACGACAATGCACTTGCTAATGGGCTTGTGAATCGGTTTGTTACCAGCACCTTGGGTATTAAAGGTCTTGGTGGGCGTACCTTGTCGTTTAATGATGCGTTGCCGCAAGTAGAGGCTCGAATTGCTGAGCTTGAAGAAAAGCGCCAGCAAGCTATTACAAGTAAAGATCCGCTCATGTCCGACAAAGGGCAACTTACGCCTGCTGGTGAAAAGCTTGTTGTTAACGAAGCCAAGCTCAAAGAGTTAAAACGTATTGTTGCCGGTGCCCGTGAACAAATGCCTACAGAAACAGGCGCTGAATCTGCTATTGAGGGTACGCTAAAAGCAACAACGGCTGCACAAGCAGAATCCCCAGCAATTCAAGTTGAGCAAGGCTTACCCCGCGCTGCGTACGATGGGCGCATTAAGACAGCTAATCAAAAAGCTGCCCGTGCGTTTGACGATCTTCTTAGCTTTGTCAACGATCTTCAAAGAAAACGATTTTTTGGTGGCGCCCCAGCGTTAATAGAAGACGCTCGATTTACGGAAGAAGGCTTACGTGAACAGGTCAAGCGGTCAAAAGGTTTAATTATTGACGGGCTTTTAGAAGAAATTGCTACTGCGCGTGTTGCTAATAAGATGCGCCCACTTTCAAAATCGGAAGCGTATTTGTTTGTTGAAGATGTAGCAGGGCTGGTAGACATGCTTGTTGAAAGATCGCTAGCTGCCGCTCCTGGTATGCGAGCAGAGACAGTTACGACTCCTGGGCAAATGCGTGGCACTAAACTTGTAAAAGGTGCTACCGAAACAGAAATAGATACGCGTACCGAAAGGCAACTTCCATTTGGCGCAACACCAAGAAGCCAAGACATCATTGCAAGTATGTCGGAAGAAGATCAGGAGAAACTTGCAGAAAAGTTTACAAACCTGCGTAAAAGAGTTAAAGATGCTGCTTACACAGTTGAACAAATCGACGCTAGGCTCAATGCTATGGAGCCGCCTAAACCGGTTGCTAAACGTGGTGAGCCTGCACCAGAGCCGACTCAAAGACGCGCAACTCTACCAGAATCACCTGAAGCGCAAGCATTAGCCGCCGAGCGAGTTAAAGCTCTTGATGCTTTGCGTAAAGCGCAAGAAGATCTTGCTGCTGAGCTTAATACTATTAACAACGCAGTGCGAGGTGTGTCTGAAAAACAAGCCGTACAGACAGTTCGTAATGTCATTCGCAGCCTTAAAGAATCAACAATTGAAGAAGGTGCGTTTGCAAAGCAACTTAACCGCCCGCTGTTGCGTCAACAGTTTGCTTCGGCACCAAGAGAAGAAACGCTTGCTCAGAAAGCTGACCGTGTTGTTGAAGAAGTTGACGACATACTGCGTATGGAAGGCGTTGAGCAAGATGTACTTGATACATTTCAAGAAGCGGCTGATTTTATTGCTCTTCGTACTGACGTTAGCGGTGAGAAAAACGACTTTATTGATCTTGTTGACGAGCAGGTGCAACGTATTAAGCAAGGCATAGATAATGTAGATGCGCCAGAACTTCTTGGTGATATTCGCGGGTTCTTAAGTGAACAACGTCGTGGGCGTGAGTTCGCCCAAGCTGACGAAACTATGATGGTGACAAAAGGTAAGCGGTTTGAAGAAGTTAGAACGCAGCCTGACTTGTTCCCAGAAACTGTAGCTACTGAGCGTGCCTCTCCTGGCATGTTCCAACGCCTACAAAAATCAAAAGAAGTTACCGGTAAGCGTGAAGCTATTGCCGAATCTAAACTAAAGAAAGCAAAAGCCGAAGCAGACCTCAAGCAGCTTGAACGAGATTTGCGTGCAGCCAAGCGTAGTGCGGATACTGATGCTGTCGCTGCTTTAGAAAAAGAAGAACAAACTATTTTTGAAGAAATCACCAAGCTTGCTGAAAATATTAAGCGTGGTATGGGCGACAACATTAGCACTACTAACGCCCAAAAGTTTGCGGCTTTGGATGATCGTATTAAGAAACTTGTTGCTGAGTACAAGAAAAAGAAACCTGCTGTAACAACGTCTGAGGTTGCTGAGAATGAGCGTGTTCTTAACAGGATACTAAAAGAACCTGATACTCCTGAGCCTTATGATATTACGTCTGGTTCTTCAGTAGCAGATTTTGCTTCCAGTGTTACGGCATTACGTGCTCGTATGCGTGCTCTTGAAGCAAAGATAAAAGACGCTACTAGCGCCTTAATGGAAGTCGTAAATAACCCTGAAGTCTATGAAGCTAAATTTAAAGGGTTGGCTCGGTATAAAAAACGTGGTGCGGCTAAAGCCCGTGTTGAAAAGCTTATTGAAGCACGAACCCGCTTTTTAGAAGATGCTAAGAAGCAACTTGATAACTTTGAGTTAATCATAAAGAAAACGCTGGTTCAGCCTAAAGCTGTTGCTGAAGAAGTTAAGATGCCTATTCCTGCCGCTGAATTACGCGCCGCTAAACAAGCGCTGGCTACACGCATAAACGCTACACTCCGACGCCTTCAAGAGCAAGATATTAAGCTTACAGAAGATGTGCGTGGGTTTATTGGTCTTGGTCTTAACCTACCTGGTCTTCGTGTCACACGTAAATCTGATGAACAAATAGCAAGAGAACTTGCCGGAGCACGTGCTGAGGCTGAAAGAAAAAGAAAAGAAGCTAAGTCTGCTGGTAAAACAGCAGAAGAAATAGCGGCTATTAAAACTAAAGTACCTTCTAAATTCAATATTGCAAAGATTGAAGATCAAGACACGATCCGCAAAAAACAACGGGAGATGGCCCGCAACCCAAGTAAGCTGGAAGCTTCTGCTGTTAGAAATTTTGTTGATCTTGAAAAACAAGAAGTTGCTGCTGAAGACGCACTCAGAAAAGCTAAAAAAGACGTTAAAGACTGGACAAAGCTTATAAATGAAGCTAAGACAGCAAAAGATCAAAAGACATTTAAAGAGTATGAGCCTCGTTTTTACGCTGAGCTTGACAAACTAGCCAAAGCAGAAGAGGCAGCTCAAAACAAGTTAGACACTATTCGTGCTAACAAGAATATGTTTTATGAGCTTAGACAGATTGAGTACAAGACCAAGCCTAGCCCACGCCAACGCACTACGACCGGCGAAACGAAACCAGCAGGTCTTGGCGTTACTGAGCAACAGATGTATGAGTATGGCGTTTTTGGACAGGCTGGTGGCGTTAGCATCAAGACTAACAACGAGCCTGAGTTTGCTATTGGTGACAGCGACCCAACTGGTGAGATTGACGTTGCTGAAGCTAAGAAGTTTCTTGCTGACGTTAAAGCCAAAGCCGCCAAGCAGGGCATCAAGGTCAAGATTTACCCGATTGCTGAGGTGTTGTCGCCACAGTTGTACGGCCCCACTTTAGCCGCACTTGGGCCTGAAGCCGCTAGACGAGTCAAGGGTGGCGTTGACCCAGACGGTACCGTGTTCTTTGTCATTGAGTCCCACAACACTTTGCAAGACCTCAAAGAAACTGTAGCGCACGAGCTTATCGGTCACTACACATTTGAAGGCATGCTGGGCGAGAAAGGCTTGAAGCGCCTGCTCAATCGTTTAGAGAAAACGCACGGCAACATATCTAAGCTGGCTGAAAAGATTGGCGGTCAAGACCTACGGCGTAAAGTAGCGCAGGCTGAGGCCATGATGAAGAAGCTCGGCAAGACTGACGATGAAGTCAGGATGCGTGGGCTTAACGAGTTGGTTGCATACACTATGGAGAAGCGGGTCGATCAAGACTTCTTGACCCGTGCTAAGCAGTGGCTCCAAGAGCTAGTGGGCGCTATACGACTTGGGCTTCGTGAGCTGGGCATAGACATGGGTGGCATGAGCACTTCAGAACTGTTCTACCTCATGCGCCAAGCTGACCGTAACTTCAAGGCTGGTAAACCTGTTGCCCGTATTGAGTCTGATGGCACAGTTAAGTACAGCGTTGCGGCGGCGCCTGCTGAGAAAACAGGGTTTGACAGCATAATTGCTGATCGTGGCGAGTACTTTGATCGTGCTAAGGGGTTTGCTACTGGCATGACTGGCTTGGCTGGGCGTGTCAAATTCCTTGACCGTTTTGCCGCCATTGAAGCTGTTATGAAGAAAGGCTTGAGCGCAGGTGAAATTGATAGCCTGAAAGCGGCTGACGCCATGTACTTCAACCGCATGGCAGACCAGCGAAATAACTTTGTTGCGCAGTTTGCAACAGGCGGCGTTGCCAAGATTATTATGAAGAAGGGTGAGCGCATCTATGAAAGCGCTGGGGGCGTTAGCCTCAAAGATGTTTCTGAAGCGCTTGCTAAATCAGGCTTGCCTGCGGCAGATGTTGAGCGTCAGTTTACCGCCTATATTGCCGCACTGCGTGTGTCGCAGATTGCCAACGGCCTTCAGAAGCTGTCAACCAGAGGCCAGGTGACGGCGGCTCAGGTCAGAGAAAAGATTGCGCAGTACGAGAACAACGCGGCGTTCAAAGAAGCCCGTGAAAAGTACAAGCAGTACAACAACGATTTGATTGACTTTGTTGTGTCGGCTGGCGCTATGTCCAAAGAAAAAGGTGCGTCGCTAAAGAACAAAGACTATATTCCGTTCTACCGTACAGAAGGTAACGATGTTTTCTTAGACATCATGGGCGAGTCTCCGATCCGTATTGGTGACCTTAAGAACCAGCCGTATCTGCAAGAGCTTGTCGGCGGTGAGAAGTCGATTCTGCCCGTGTTCACCAGCGCTCTTACAAACACATCAGTGCTAACTGATATGGCGCTCAAGAATATGGCAACGGCTAACACTGTTGATGCTCTGCGCCAGCTTGGTATTGCAAAAGTCAGCAAGGGTAAAGGCCCAGCAAACCAAAATGTTTTGCGCTTCAAGGTAGAGGGTGAAGACTTCTTTGCTGTTGTCGACACGCAGGCTAAGAAAGATTTGTTTGGCGACATTCCTACTGAGCTTCTTGTTGAGGGTATGGAAGGTATCAAAGGCGTCTTGCCTGTCGGTATCCGCATGCTCGGTGCCCCAGCAAACTGGCTCCGTAAGTTTGTGACCCGTGACCCACGCTACGCTTTCCGTCAGATTTTCCGTGACTCGATGGCGGCAGTTATGACAACCGGCGCTAACTTTGTGCCTGTTGTACAGACGTTCAAAGACATGGCTACCATGAAGAAGACCGGCGCATTGCAGACATTGCAGAAGCGTGGTGTTGTTGGCGGTCAAGTCATCACTGGCGCAGACGACGACATGGGTAAGATTCTCCAGCAGATTGCTTCTGGTAAGACTGGCTGGAATATGGCGATGGCTAAGCTTGATGAGCTTGCCATGATGGGTGATGCGGCGACACGTGTCTCTATGTACAACTCGTTCCTGCAACAGGGGTTGTCTGAGCGTGAGGCCACACTCGCTACGCTTGAGGCTATGAACTTCAGCCGCCGTGGTACGTCGATTTCTGTGCTTTACGCCAACACACTGATCCCATTCTTTAACGCTGGCTTGCAGGGTCTTGATGTTCTGTACCGTGCGTTTAAGGGTGACATGCCTGCAAGCGAAAAGCTTCGTGTGAAGCAAAAGATTTATGTGCGTATGGGCATCATGGCGAGTATCACGGTTGCGTACGCAATGATGATGGATGAAGAAGAAGCGTACAAAAACGCTAATGATGAAGAACGCTTGCTCAATTGGTTTGTACCTACACCGTTTGGAACATTGCGAGTACCAATTCCATTTGAGCTTGGCTTAATTGCTAAAGCCGCTCCTGAAAGTATTTACCGTTACCTCACTACAGACGCCAGCATGAGTGAAGTTGCAAAGGCACTTAAGGAGGTAGCATTCCGAAGCATACCGATTGATATACCAACAGCGGCAAAACCCATAATTGAGTGGCAGTTGAACCGCTCTTTCTTTACAGATCGGGACATCGTTACCGCTAGCATGCCTGAAGATCCAAAGTTCCAGTACAACTTGACTACGCCTGAGATTGTTAAGTTGTTTGGCAACATAGGTATATCTCCAGCTAAGCTTGAGAACGCCATACGTGGGTATACTGGCTCGCTTGGTGTCAGCATGTTGCGCCTACTTGACCCTGTGTTCGGCGGTGAGATTGTGAAGCCAGGACAAGGGCTGGCGAACGTGCCGATTGTGGGCGGGATATTCCAGCCTGAAGATGCCAGCGGCATCATTAACGCCGCCTACAATAGCGCCAATGAGTTTGAGGCAATCTCTCGTACCTACAAGCGTTTAGAAGCTGAAGACCCAGAAGAAGCCGATAAGTACTACGAAAGCAAACTGAACGAACTGAGCATGGTATCTGATGCGGGGCGCTTTAAAAAGTATATGGGTGACCTGACCAGAGAAGAGCGCGAGATTCGGGCTGATAAAACGATGCCGCCTGCGGATAAAGACAGGTACCTGAAAGAAATCAGGCAAGAAAAGATTGAAGCCTCTAGAGAGTTTCGTCAGTTAGTCGCAGAAACAAGACGCCAAGCTGCTTAGACTTGATACCCACGTAAGCTTTAGCTTTCACACGGGCGGCGAAAGCCGCCTTTAGCCCTTCTTCTCTGGCTTTGTCGGTGTCGAGGGCAGGAACAAAGAACCCCTGCCCCCTCTTAAGCCGCTTCCACGGATACTGAATCGTTTTCTTCATCGACTTTGCGTGAGATTTTTATAGCGTTGACTCGCATCTGTGGGCCTTTGGTTTTCGCCATGAGGTCTTTCTTTACGTACGACACGCTGTACTTATCTTCCATCTGCCGCTTAAAGTCCGTGTACCCAAAGCTCATACTGGAGCAGTACTGCTTGAGCAGTTTCTCTTCGATGTAGAAGTCAATGTGCCCAATAGTGACGCCGTGCTCGACACGCCCAAAGATTTCACTGCGGGTAATGCTCTGGTCAATGACGCCATCTTCACCCAGCGAAGTAGCAACGGCGCTCTCCAACGCCTTGACCACAACGAACTTACCGTAGAACTCTCTGGTGTATGAGTTGAGAATATCTTCAGCCGTTCGGATACTGTCTTGAACGCTACCTCTGGCGGTTATCACTATGCCCTTCAGAACCGACAAGATACCCTCAATGGGGTAGTCAACGATGTTGGCGTAGCTTGACCCAGCCACAATCGCACCAGCTACCAAGCACGTGCACCCCGCCAGCCAGTAGCGCTCATCATCGGTAAAGCCAAACTCTTTCTTCAAGCGTGTACGGGTCTTGGCTACGATGTCGGCAACCTGATCTTTGTTGTTCACAAGATACTGTGCGTATCTGTCACCTGCCACACCGTAGTTCGACTTCAGTAGGGAGAGGATTTCCGTGTCGCCCTCTTGCCATTGAATGACTTTACTCATCGTAAGCTCAAGCACCCGCCTAACTTCACCGTCTGAGGAGTGCTTTCGTGCCCCTGTGAGGTAGTCAACCACGTGGGTGTTGGAAGACAGTAACGCCATTGAGCACCAGTACGTTGTGTTCTCGCGCTCTTTGTTGGCGCCTGCCTCCATTCGGTCTTTGCCCAGACCCTCAGACACATCGAAAATAAACCCAGGCACCCACTCAAAGTCTTTGCGGTTCTTGCTGGTGATCTCGTCAGAAATGAGCGGCAGGCTGTGAAGAAGTCCAAGGCGCTGTTGCATTGCAACGTCAGAGGTTGACTTGTTGACCCTAAACTTTGTTGGGTGCCCCCATACGCTTGCCGCCAGTTCCAAGGTTAGGGTTTTCCCTGTACCCGACTCGCTTGAACCAAGGTGCCAGCTAAAGCCTTCATAGCCAGTAAAGCGCATGAGCGGTGTGCCGAAACCTACCAACGACATGGCAAGAATCTCGTGCATCTTTCTTGCCGCCAACAGCTTAATGATATTGCGCCAGTTGTCGAGATTGCCTTGAGGTTTAGTTGCTTTGTTGATGTTGACCAGCCCCCGCATCGGCACGTGCCTCGGACTCATATTGGCTGAGTACACATGCTCGTTGAATACAAAGCTGTCATCGGGTTGCCAGCCATAGTTAGTAGGCACTTGGATCGGTAGCTGATTGGCTGAGGCGTGTTCAACGGCGGCACGCACATACTCGTAAAGGTTCTTGTCGTTGCCCGACCCAAACATCGCCATGATGTTCTGCTGAGCTAGGGTCTTAATTGTGTCGTCTTTGGATGCAATAGATCTCTGAGCGAGAGTTACTTCTTGGGGGCCAGTCGGGCGCATCGCCAGCATATAAATAATGTGATCGCCTTCTTGGCAGAGAATGTGTACAACGAACAGGTCATACGGTAGCAGGGGCACTTGTTTCACCGTGCTGTTGCCTTGGCTGTCGGTTTCTGACTTCTCCATATACACACCGCCGTTGGCGCCGTATGCGTAGCCTTTGGGGGGCACTGGGCGTTTAATGGTGGGTGATGGTGGGGGTGCGGTCACGGTTGGCTGGGGTGCTGGTGTTAGGCTTATTTCTTTCTCGGTTGTGTCGAGCTTTGTCTCCCTGCCCAAAGCTAACGGGTTGGTTACCTTGCCATAGTGGGGGCAGTTGTTGCAAATGCCGGGGTTCAGACTATCAATACTGACGCATGAATAGGGGCCTTTTATCTCGTTGAGCTTTGTCTGCATGCGCTCTGCATCGTATGGATGCAACCCACTTAGCCACGCAGAAGCTTTCTCGCCGTCAGAACAGGGCTTAGCCAGCGACAACATGGCACGCCACAGAGGCTCCATACCATCGTCAGCGGCGTTCTCCATATAGTGAGCAAGTTGCCCACAACCTGTGCCGTCTTTGGTGCGCTTAACTATGTTCTTAAATATGGTGACGCTGTTCGACATCAGCGTGAGGTTTGGCTGGCCTTTGGACGTTGGGCGTGCGCCGGGTAGGCTGATGACTTGGGCAGTCGGTAGGGATGCCTTCAGCTTGCTGGTAATGAACGCTTCAATAGCAGAGAACTCAAACGCCCCTGTGCCTTCGCCAAGAATCTTGACTGGCTTAGGCGGGTTGAACTTGTGATTTACTGTGCCTGGTATGCGTAAAACACGTGCGGCGTCAGCCGTACAGTTCCAGTCAATCTCAAGCCCCTCTTGTTTGCACAAGCGTTTGAAGCTCTCGGCTAAGGGTTTCCACTTAGATACTTCAACTTCTTCAGTAAAGGGCCAGTAAATGTGATACCCCCCGCCTGAAGAAACCACAATGGGTTGCCCAAGGTCACGCATGCCCGTCTTAGCCATAAAGGCTTCAAAGGCATCAGCCGCTTCTTTACGAGACTTATAGGTCTTTTTATCGCCAAGATCTAGGTCAATGAACAACGCCTTAAGAAGATTGGCGTTTTCTGCAACTCGTGACCCAGCCTCTTTGAAAGAAGCTAAAGCAAAGTAAACATCTTTTGTTTCTGCCCATGAGTCGGCGATGCCAATAAGCTCAGCAATGCTATCTACATAGACATGTTCTTTTTTCTTGGTGGTGAACTCAGCCGCACAGAAAAAACCTGAAGACGGGAGTACCGCCGCTAGAAAATCAAGCGGTTGCATACCAACTCCCAGTTGTTATTGTGCGGGTACTGCTAGCTTGTCAAGCGCTTTCTCGTAGCGTTTAAGCAGTTCTTCTTGATAAGTTTTAGGCAACTCATCAGTTATAAGAATCTGCAAACACGTTTTGAAGAACTCCTCGTCGGTCAATTGCGTAGGTTGAATTGCGTACATATTTCTCTCCATGCGTCTTCGGTTTGGCTCACCTTCTTTAGTGTGTCGATGATCGTCGTGACGCGATCTTTGTACGCTGAGGTTACTTCTGTTGAGCCAGTGAACCAGTTATAAACGGTTTGTCGGGTAGCCCCTGTTGCCATAGCAATGCGCTTAACAGATATATCTCTGTACATGGCCCACTTGGCAAGTTCAGTACCAAGTGTCTTGGGGGCGTTATTGATGGTGTTTCTAGTTTTGTCTGAGTAGGGCATAGGATTGAAGGGGTGCACCTTGCGGTGCCCCCTCGGCTGATTAGTCGTCGGTATCCCAGTCTGCCACAACTGAAGCTAAGTCGCTTTTCTTTGTGGGTGCTGGTGTGGATTCTTCCTTGCGAAGCTCAGGCTCATCAACTTCTTCAACCTCTTCCTTTGCCTTCGCAGGTTTCTTAGCCTTTGCCGCTGGGGGTTTACCCTCAAGCATAGGAGCCACAACCTTATCAACTTGAGCCACGGTCATAGTGACAGCACGCTTGGCGTCCTCTGACTGGCCCTTCTCAACCGCCGTACCGTGCTCATCATCAGTTAACCAACGCACGGGCTTGAAGAACAACTTCGGTGACTCTTTCTGTGTATCGAACTTCATACGAGTCACAACCATCTCTGGGCTGATGGACTGAGACGCCAACAACCTAGCGTAAGACTGCAAGGGGTGATTATCACCCTCAGCTTTACCAAAGATTGAAGTCGCTGGTAGCTGAAGCTGAAGCACATCACCGTTAATATCATTGGCAAGAACAACCGCCAGACGCTGATTAAAGCGGCATGCACGAGACTCGCCTTGACCCGAACCCTTGATGTTCTGAGGGCAGGTTGCACAGGTCGGTGACTGTGGCGAAGCCGCTGAACTGTCAGGCTTGTCACCATCTGCTGACCAGCAGTCGGGGGGTGCAGGATTCTCAGGATCCCAAGCACCAGCGTAAAACGTGCGGCTGATCTTCTCAGCGGCTTGCACAACCACTACATCGAGGTAGCGCTCATCAATAGCGGCAATCTGCTTGCCGTCATGAATCAAGCGGAACACACCGCCTTTAATTGAAATGCGCTTACCGCCACCACCGCCACCACCCCCAGCGAGGGCTTTGGCTACAGCAGACAGTTCACGGTTCTTAGCAAACGCAGGCAGGTTGCCTGATTCAAACAAGGTCATTTCTGACATGGACTTCTCCTTTACCTAGAAGTTGGTTTGCGTACAGTGATAGCGTACTCACTGTCCGAGTTCAGCCCCGGCGGTACAACTCCGGGGTTTTCTTCAAGAAACTGCTTCATGTTTGTCTGAGCAATACGTTTCTCAAATAGGTCGAGCACTTGATGCTCCAGCACAAAAGACTTGAACGAATCCCAATCGTGCGTGGAATAGCGTGTCTTTTGCGACAAGATAATCGTGCCCTCATCAGTACGCACAGTCTTAACACCTGTGACCAGCATGTGGTCTTTGATGGCGTTACTGATCTCTTGCTGTTGAGCCTTGAGTCCTTCGACTTGCGTCTCGTACTCTGTGGTCAACTCCTGTATGCGAGTGCGTATCTTGCGATACACCTTCGCCAGCTTATCCAGTGGAACGGTTTCTGACATAAGACTCTCCTTTGTTTTTTCGTAGTGTGTCTAAAATTTTACTTCGTGTCAAGCACTTCTTCGTACAGCTTTACTAAAAGGTTGTTGTCTTCCACTCTCTCGGCTAGGCGCTTGAACATCTTGCGTTCAATGTCACTGCCTTGAATGTGAATGACCGTCACCTTATCGCTTGTCTGCCCTTTCCTGTCGGAACGAGCGCAACATTGAATATATGTTTCTGTAGACATCACAGGCCCCCAGAACACAACCGTGTCAGCCGCAGTAAGCGTTACGCCATGAGCGGCGGCTTGTGGTTGAATCACAAGCACACGTGGGTCAGGTTCTTCTTGAAACTGCTTAAAGATTTTGGTGCGCTTACTGGGTGATACGTCACCATGAATCAATGCGTTTGATACTTGGTGCTTGTCAAGGTACGTTGCAATAGTGTCAATGCTGTGCCGATAAGGTGCAAACACCAGCACCTTACGGTTTGTCTCTTCAAGCACCTCCATCAGTACCGCTAGTCTTGGTGCGCAATCGAACTCAACGACTTCAGCATTGTCTGTATAGGCAGCACCAGCACTAATTTGAAGGAGCTTGTTAACTTCGGCGGCGGCGTTGATCGCCGTAATAGTTTCACCCGCCGCCTTGACGAGCATCTGCTCCTTAAGTATGGCGTAATACTTTTTCTGCTGTGGGGTAAGGGGGACATCTCTAGTCTCCGTAATAACTGGTGGTAAGTCGAGGCACTGTGCCTTTGTAAAACGTATTGCTGGCTGTAGTGCGGCGTGTACTTTATCTTGTGCGTCTGCCTTTGGCGCCCATTTAAACATTGTGATCTTGTTCATCGTCTTGTCTCTCCAAGCTGTTGCAAACTTGGGTACACCCAAAGGGTTGACGAGTCGTGCTAAACCGTAGGCATCAAGTGGTGACTGTGACGCTGGCGTACCAGTCATCATCCAAAGGTACGTGTCGGGCTTTAGTATGTGGTTGAGTGACTTCCAGCGTTTCGTTGATACGTTTTTGTATGCGTTGGCTTCGTCGGCAATAACTAAATCAAAGCGTCCGTCATTGACAATTTCATCGGCAATAAGATTCAAGCCATCGTAGTTGGTAATAACAAACTCGTAGTTGCCCTGAACCATTTCAATGCGGCGTGTGGCCTGTTGATGGTGCGCAACGATAGCGCTTCGGTGAATGATGCTGTTGCCAATATCGCCCATCCAAGCTGAGTGCATGATCGACACGGGGCATAGAATCAAGCAACGTCGAACCTGTCGTGTGCGCATGAGGTAATCAGCCGCCCATAGTGCTGACAGCGTTTTGCCTGTACCAGGTTCAGAAAACACAAACGCTCGGCGGTTGAAAGTCAGAAACGCCGCTGTGTCGATCTGGTGCGCCATAGGTTTAAACCGTCCGGGCCAGTCGTACCGTGCGGTTATAGGTGACGGTACATTCTTTACTCCTAAGTTCTTGAGCACACGTGCCTCGTCAAGACCCCAACGAACAGCCACCTCATACACGCCTTCATTCTCGCCAACGATTGCAAACTTAGGAATGATGCTGTACTTGTGTGGGTTGCGTGTGCGCAGAAGCAGAGCTTTGTTCTCTATTATCTGCATGATTCTCCTCGTAGTTTTAGCACTTCAAAATAACCGTCTTTCTCAATCATCATGTGATACTCAAGCTTGCCGCTTTTCTTAAGCGCATCAGCCATACAACGTAGTTCTTGTGGTAAAGAATCAAGCCGCACCCAAGAGTGCTGGTAGCGTAAGTACCAGACATCTGCTAAAGCTGACGGCTCGATTAGATTCACTTACCGTTATCGCCTTGGTTGGCTGACTTGCTACGAATACGTAGGTTGCCACGCACCGACTTACCGCCCTTGCGTATCGGCTTGATGTGGTCAATGTCTTTGCCTTCACGTTTGTCGGCTTTGCCGTTTTTGTTTTTGTCTACGCCGGTTTTATCAAGCATGCGTCGAGCACGTTGCCGCTCGTGCTGTGCGCTACTCGGGCCAGACTTTCCTGTTTCTAAATCTCGTTGGTATTCTTTTTTGTAATCACGTGCCATGACTTGCTCCTAGTGTTTTGGGTGAAGTTCACATGTGCGTACTGGGCACCAGTTGCACAATGCGCTTTGCGTAGGGTTCCAGACGTTGTGTTCAAAAGAGGAAGAAAGCTTTGACACCCGTTGACGATATTGCCACCACGCAGGTTCAATATCTTCCACCCCCATTTGATACTTGACAATAGAATTTTTTACTACGAAAAGAAGCGCCGACTTAACTTGGCGTAGGTGCGGGAAGTGGGCAAAGGTCATGAGCGACATGAGCACAAGCTGATCGGTGTCTGGGTATTTGTTATTGCCGGTCTTGTAATCAACGATCCAGCCCGTAAGGTTGTCGTCGTCTACTATCAACAGGTCAGCAATACCACGCACCCAAACATCGTCAGACTTAAAACCACAAGGCTTAAGATCAATGGTCAGCCCCATCTCGTGCTCAGGGTACTTACGCCCAGGCTTAGCCATCAACGCATCGACGATAGGCTTCATGAACTCGTACTCAGGGGGTAGAGGGGTGCCGTCTTTGACGTACGCTTCAGCGGCGGCGTGAACGTCTTTACCGTACCGCGTGTGCTCAGTCTCTTGGAAAGGGTAGTTGTTCAATACCTTTACCTCGTGGTACCGCCTCGCACAGCCCTCGTAATCTTTGAGGCTACTGTGTGACCATTTGATCTTATGCTCTGTCATCAGAACTCCGCTTTGGTTATCACTTTGGTTAGGCGGTTGGCGAACGCTGTAACAAACTTCTCGTCAGCTTCAAGCTTGTGGTTCATGTCTTGGAGTATGGCGTGAGTCACCTCATGCCAAAACGTGTCAGCCACTTCTTCAGTTTTGAATCGCCTGTTACTGTACCAACTGCGTGTGCCAATGTGGATTAGTTTGCTGTCGTATGACACGCCACCCATACAACCCTTATGCGGGCCGTAGTCAGCAACGACAACGTCATACTTCTTTTTACCAATTGTGATTCTCCTCGGTAGTTTCACTTTGCATCTCCATATCGTTTAGCGGAGTCGATCTCAGCCTCAAGTGGAATCTTCGGCATATACTTCGGCTCCATTACCATCTGCGCTAAAACCCAAGTTTTAGCGTCCTCTTGCTGTGCCTCAGGTACGAGGCACACTACTTCGTCATGAACAGTCAATACGCACGGATACCGTTCTTGTATCCGCAACATACCGTCAGTCATGACGCAACGAGCTACTGCCTGAACAATGTTTTCAGTCAGTTTCCCACCGTACAACTTCTTACCATCTGACCCGTAGGCCCACTGCAACCGACCCTTAGCGTCGGCATTTCCTTTTAACGAAGGATACCTCAAAGCCATCTGGTTTGGCAATATGATTTTTTCTTTTTCAAATTGCAGGCACTTGTGGTGATACGAGCGCCCTTCTGCCAGCGCTTTCTGTATAAGCTCTTGGCACAGATGCCAGAACTGGGTGACCGGCTCAGCGGCGGCTCGGTACTTGTCAATAATCTTTTTGGCAGATACAGCGTGTATCAGTAACTCATTCTCAGTACAGGTGTGGGGTATCTCATTAAGACGTTTGACATTATCTTCCCACTCCAAGAACGTGCCGATGTAGTCTGAGGTTATGCCAAGCTGTTTGGCAAACGCTTTGTCGTAGCGTGTAGGCGGCGCACCCAGAAAGCCAGTCAGTAACTGTGCGGCGAACGAGGCCCACCCCATGCCGTAGCCTGCGCCCAGCAGAGCAGACTTGGCAGACTGTCTGAGGTCTGGGTGTGACTCTTTGCTTAGATCTGGTATGCCGAACATCTGCGCACCAAACTGAGCGTAGGGATCCTGCCCTGAACTGAAGATATTTAGCAGAGCATCGTAGTCAGCCAGCCACGCCAACACACGAGGCTCAATCTGCGACAAGTCACAGACGATTAGTGTGTAGCCATCAGGCGCTTGAATTGACTTGCGTAAGAACGACCCACGCTTTAAGTTCTGTAGGTTAAGACCAGAACCCTTACTTGCTGACCATCGACCGGTGTGTGCGCCATAATAGTTAAGTGGAACTGGGAGGTTTCCTCGACCAGCGATGTCAAGGAATCTCTGCGCCCGTGTACGCTCCAGCGTTGACTTAACGGCGAGTCTCGCTTCGCATAAGAGCTCCACATCTTCATTGCCGCTGTTGAGTAGTGCTTGGAAAAGAGCGTCATTCTTTGCGAGAGCAAGCGTTTCGCGGCCTGTTGTTTTGCTGATCTTGGTTGGCGGCTTGACACCCATTGACTGTAAGACATCAGCAAACTGCTGGTTACTTGCAAGGGCTGTCTCCTCGATACCAAGTTTGCTAAGTAGCGCATGGCGCTTTGTTCTTTCCTCTTCGATTGCCTCACTTAGTATCTCCTTGTCAAGCACCAGCACAGGGTTAATAAACATCTTCAGCGTCATGTCGATGAGCCGTAGCTCTTTGGCAGGGTAACCATTTATCAGCCGCTTAAAGACTTCCTCGCACAGGAACGTATCGTGCTTACAGTAGTCAGCTAATTCTTTCTCTACCTCTGGCGGTAACTCGATCAGACCGTCTGTGCTGTGAACTGCGTTACCTTTGGGCGGTAGCCCAAACTCATTAGCCAGTTGTGCTAAGCCGTTGCCCGCATCTACACCACGCAGGGCACGAGCCATGGACAGCGAGTCAAACACGAAGCACGGCTTGACACCGTACACCCATGACAGTATCGCCACATCGAACTGGGCATTGTGCGCAAGCACCGCAGTCTCTGACCAGTCAATACTATCGACGTACGCCTGTAACCTATCGTGCGTTACCCACTCGGTGTTATCAACGCCGTAGTCTTTGAAGCACGCACCGAACGCTTTGAACTCGTTGTTGCGAATGTACTGCTCAGTTGTCAGCTTCGATAGTGTGTACCCCTTGCGATCCCACCTAGTCTCAAAGTCGACGACCAGTATGCGCTTGTATGGCGGCTTTGACATATTCAAGATTCTCCTCGTTAACAATTATTGCTACCCCGCCAGCTTTGCGAATCTTTTCAAGCTCACGATCTTGTAGGGCTGTTGTCTTATTGCTACCTGCTTTACATTCAATCGCAAAGAAACAGCCGTTGTAACACCCAATGATGTCAGGCACACCAGCACGACCAAAGCCCCCCATCAGGGGGAAGAAGTGATAGGCGCCTAACTCATCGAGTATGCCTTTAACTTTCTTTTTTACTTTTGCTTCAGGCGTCACAGTAATGCCTCACCTAGACCAGACAAAGCTTTCAGCCTGTTTGGTTTCCTCTTCATTTTCTGGTTGAAGTCCGAGTGCGCATGTAGCCCGAATAGTTTCGAGGCTTGTTTCCAAATGTGCGATTCGTCTTTTGTGTTTGACAATTTCTTGCCTGAGATTTTTGATTTGTTCACGCGCTTCTCCTAGTTGTAAGTCAAGTTCTTGTTCGTCAACGAGTGCCATCAACAACTCCTTCCGCCCACACAAGTATGGCGCTTGATGCTCTTACTGTTAGCTTGCTCAGTTCAGTTACTTCGTAGAGTTCACTTTGACTTACTCTTGCGTTTGCGCATATCTCTTGTAGCCTTGCGCTTGCTCTTTTTAGATCGACTACTGCTTGGCCCGGATCCTTCAGTTGCGATTCTTTCATTTAACACCTCCAATAGTTTTTCAAGATAGTGTTTACCCTTACCAATTTCTTGGGGGGCTTCGTCTTTCGTACCCATACGCATGATGTACTTTAACCCACCGGCTCGATACGCACCGATGCGCTGTTGCTTAGGCCACGTATCAATAACGTCCCACGGCTCAATACCCATGCGTTTGTAGTGCTTACCACCGACTTGCTTATCACGTGCGCTCATTTCGCCTCCGCAGGTTGCTTGTTAGCCCAAACTTCTAAGCACGTTTGCTCCAACTGGAACGATACAGGGTTAGTTTTTAGTGCGTCTTTGACCCCACGTTTGTAGATGCTTATGAGTTCATCAGCACGTGTCGCTTCGCTGTCATAGATGACCAAAGGTTCACTCATTAGCTTCTCGTAAGATAGCACCGTCAACATGCCCATCGTAAAGCCTAGTAGCCAATTAACAATTTGTTTTTCGTTCATACGTTCTCCTTTTACCTATATTGTTTTGTTAAACGCCAAACAGGTTGAGAACGGGCATGACTCCTACTATCTTTACTTGGAAGAAAATCGCCGGTTCTAATAATCATTTTTTTCTTGCTCATGTCAAGAGCGACCGCGCCCCAAGCGTTTGGAGATGGCGGCGCACGTAACCCGCAAGTAACCGCATATTTTCTTACATCTTCAAACAAAGCACCGTTTACTCCTACGGTCTTAAAGTATTTAACAGCCAAGGTAATTGCTACCTCATGCCAATTTGCACCAGCATTTTCAAGAGCCTTTTTGGTGCCTTCATCTCGCAAAGTAATTCCAAGTTCAAGTTCTTTATGCTTCATTTCGCACCTCCTAAATTAAATGGGTTGCTACAAAACTTACCCCAATCAACGTGTGGGTTCATCTTCGGCTTCGCATACTTCTGCGTCTTGAGTAGTTCTTCCAACGGCATGTTAATTAAAAACTTCGACGGCATCCCAGGCTTGGGGTAGTTCAGCTTAGCCGCTCGGTTTTTCTTAACAAGTCGAGACATACGTTGAATGGCACTCTTACGATTGACCTGTAGGAAAGCCGCAACTTGGTCGATAGTCACTTCCTCTTTCATGTGATCTGCACTCCTTCCTCTGGAATGACAACATCTTCGGCAGGCATCTCGACAGTCCATATCAAATAGGCGCATGACCTGCATTGTCTGCGCCGCTTGATCCATCGAGGTTGCTCGTCAATGACTCTCGTTTCAAGAACTTCAGTCTTGTGATTGCATCTTAGGCATTTCATAAGTGTCTCCTTCCCAAGCGGTTAAGTACTCAAGACCCTTGTCGGTAATTTCAATCCAAGTCTTGCGTTGGTCACGATCTTCAGGGTGCTTGTGCTCACGCACAAACCCTTTGGCTTTTAGTACAGATAACTTCTTGTACGTAGTAGCTGGTGCAGAAATCTTATCTTTGTGGCACTCACGAACAAGAGACTCCGTGGGCGTAGGCCCACGGAAATCGCTCAGAACATCGAGCACACAATCAGCACCCATCTCCATGCCAAAGTCTTGGTGAAGCTGGTGTACGTAGATTGGCCTCATAAACACTCCTTAGAAATTAAACTTGTCAGCGATCTCAGCAACCTGAGTACGAATCTCGACACGAGCGCTGGGGTGCTTGCGAAGATCAACAATGTCCACGGTACTGAGAACCGAACGCAGTTGCCTACGTGCTTCTTCAATGTCTGGGTCGTTGGTGATATTCAAGCTCTCAAGCAAGTCGCACAACTCCATGCCACCGTCGATGAGCGAGTCGTACAGTTTACCTTTCTTCGCTTTGCCATCAGCGTCAACCTCAACGTGAAGCTGTTTCATCATGCGGTCAAGGTGCGCCTTGAGTCGATCACGTGCGTCTTGCATTGCCGCCTCGACACGAGCGTCAGCCATCTTAGCTAGCTTCTCCTGAAGCTCAGCTTGCGCTTCGTTACCCACATCAATCCTGAAGTCACCAGCCTTAGGCACAGGCATATAGTTAAGGTGAAAGGCAAACTTACGAGCGATGGTGTGTGGCTCGGGGTACTCGCTACGGTTGAACATATCACCCAAGGCCATAGCTTGCGCTGTAATCAGCGATGGGTAAACCGCAACGAACTCATTGACGAGTTCAACAAACTCCTGCTCAAACGCCATCATGCGCTCGTTAAACTCGGTGAAGCGCTTAGTTGGTAGCAAGCGAACGCCAGAGTCAGACCAAGGCAACGTGTTCTCGTACACATAGGTACGTGCGGCGTTAACCTTCTTGTTGATAACCTCTAACTCGTTACGCCCTGCAAGCAGGTGCTTGTTAACACGAGCCGCATCTTTAGCCGCCGCACCCTTACGCATAACAACTTCGTCAGATGTGTTGCGGTCAAGACGGCGAGCCGTCCACTGTGGTGCGCTGAACTCAACGAGCATAGCGCACGTGTCGATATTAAATCGTGCCATGATGATTCTCCTTTCTTATTATTAATACAAACGCAAAACTTCTACGTTTTTAGTCTTGGGGTTCATAGAGGTAGTGACAGAACCAGCGCCCCAAAGTGCGTAACCGGCGTTACACACCGCCGACTGCAACGAATACAGATTGATCTTAGTGCCGTCAGGGTGAGCGCTTGATATTTCAAGTAGCTCATTGACCTTCAGGTCTTTCATTTGAGGTCTAACGTACTCACGCAAGTACCCACGAGGCTTGTCTGCATAGGTAGCCTTTTTCTTTTTAGCAGGCTCCACAGCTTTGATTGAAGTCACCAAGCCATGCTTATAGCTCGTGGTACCGTCTTGACTTTCTACGATGTAGCTGAAACCAAGGTTGCGAAGAATAAGCAACGAGCCTTCTACTGTGCGCAGGTTGAGCGGCACACGAGCACGTGACCTCTTGCTTGGTAACTTACCCCTGTTCAATTTCTTTGGCTCGGCCTTTGGCGTTACCTCTGCCTCGGTGTGATCGGGGAATAAGGGAAGCTGATGGTCGTCTGCATTGGTTGCTTTCAAGTCAGCAAGAACGGCGGCGAGTCGGTCTGTGTATGCTTTCATGGTGAATCTCCTTTTTGATTAAGAATAAATACGCAAGGTTTTGCCATGCGCAGGTTTGAAGTGGTCGTTGTTAACAACGCCCCACAGTTCGTTGCCACACGCAGGTGTGGGGCAAGCGTCGAGATAACCGTCAGTCAACCAGATAGCACCTGCCGGTTTGTATTGTTTAGATTGAACGTAGTCGATGACACATTGAGGCGAAGTGCCACCACCACCCTGAGGTGCGAGTTGCGTAGCGATCTGAGCGTACTCACCTTCTTTGAACGTCTGCTCACCGCACACCTCTGAGTCCCACCAAACGATGCGAACAAGTTTGGGGTTGGCTTGCTGACAGATGTTGGCGATCTCACCGAACACTACTGGATAGTCACCATGCATGGAGCCAGAGGTGTCGCAGTAAATATGCAACTCGTCAACAGCAACGTCGAAGTGTGACGGCATGAGTATGCCAAGTGGTAACAACCTACGGTTGGGCGGGTTGAAGCGAGAGTGCTCATCGCCAGCGCAGATTTCCTGAACCCAGCTACGCAACGCCTCACGCCAGTTTGTGTTGCGCTTGTGCGCAAGACCAGACAGCGGATTGTTGGCAGACGTTCTACCAGCGTTACGAGCGATACGCTTCTGCACCATCTCGCCGTGGATCAACGCTTCACGCACTTGCTTAGACACCGCCTCTTTGTCGGTGCCTTCTGAGGCTTGCATGTGTTTGTCAAGCGTCTTGGGTAGTCCGTTGCCAGACGCCTCGTCATCACCACCACCGCTACCTTCTTTCTTGCCATTACCACCAGGGGGAGGCGGCGGCATAGTGCGGAGTAAGTCTTGCAGTACGTCAACGAACGAGCGGTTGTAATACTTGGGGTCGAGCAATGGCTCGGGGTCATCGGGGTACTCAATGAACTTGTGCTCGGGGTCAGTCTGTTCAATGAACGCATTGACAACATAGTCCATCGCCACGTTGGAAAGGTCAGGGTACTTCTTGCAAATGTCCATGTAGTCGGTGCAATGACCCAAGGCTTTGTGACCGCCCTCGTGTAGCTTGACGAAGCGTAACTGCTTACGAGTGAGTGACATTACAAAGTCAGCACCGTAGTACTCGTCAAGGCCATTGGTACCTGCTGTTGGTAGATCAGTCACAACGTGAGTCTGACCCATTGTGACGATGCCGCACATGACGCTGAAGTCGATGTGATCCATTATGTCGATGGTGACAGCGGCGATGCGCTGGCGTGGGGTCATCAAGTCCCACGTTGATTGAGCTTGTGTTTTAGCCATGATTGACTCTCCTTTGTTTTGTTAATCAAACTTTGAAATAGATGCGATTGTCGGCAAGCATCTTTGCGTACTCGGCGATGGTAAGAAAGTACTGAGCAGTAGAAGTCTCTGACACCCGTCGAACAAAGAGACTCTGAAGCTCAGGCTCCAAGCGGTTGACGTAAGTGACGTAGGCTTGCGCCTCATCACGGTCACGTGTCTGCCCAATCATCTTGAGTACGAGAACCTGCTGAGCAATCTTGTTGCGTGGTAAGTCAGCGGTGTTGGGGTTGGCCTTGATGGAACTAAGGCTTGGCAACTGCTGACCGAACTTGATGTAAGACAGAATCTTGGCGGCGTAAACTTCACCCACCGTGCCAGCCAGTGCTGACTCAAGCGTCTTGTCATCGAACGCACCAAGCTCGTACGCATCGAGAATGTCAGACGCCGCATGCAACGAACGAAGCGAAGCGTAAGCAGTCTGAGGTGTCAGCGCATGAGGGTTGAAGATCGACGGGTTGTCTTTCTCCAAGTTGACGCCGTGAAACTTGCCGCCTTCCTCGTAGTCCAAGAACGAGTCGAACACCTCGGGGTGCTCATCGAGACACGCCATCAGCATAGCGTTCATGCCGTTGGGTATGGCGAAGTCGTTGAAGTACTCCTCTTTGGTAGCCTTGCGCATCTTGACTTTGATAAGTCGGTTGCCAAGGTGAGCTTGCAACATATCGCCCAGACCCTCGTTCGCTAGGTTGGTCGCCATGATGACGATTGAACCATCGGGCGCATAGAACACACCGGCCCTGCGCTCGTAGCCGATAGGTGCGATCATGTTCTTAACGTACTGAGGAATCTTGGCGATCTCGTCGAACATAATCAGCGTAGGCTTGGCGCCGTTGACGCCACGCTGGTTGGTACGACTGATGCCAAGGCGCTCGTTGGGTAGCTCGGTAGACACGCCACGCTCACGGTCAATGTCAGGCATGAACAGCGAACCGTCAGACAACTGAGTGCAGTCGATAGGTGCTGGCTTGATGAAGTCAGCAAAGTCGGGGTCAGCACACAGCGCCTTGTGAATCGAGGTCTTGCCGATACCGTTCTCGCCCATCACAAGTACCGTGCGCTTGTGGCCCACGCCTTTGATGAGGCTGACGATTTGCTTGAACGAAAGAAAGTCGGATTGATTGGTTGATTGATTAGCCATGATGATTCTCCTTTTGGGTATGTTGTAAAAAGATATTACTACGGTGAAACACAGCCGTCAAACCTTTGACAGCCGCTTCTTGATGTCCTCAAACTTTGTGAGCAACGTCTTATAGACATCAAAAAACTCGGTGAAATCAGATACTTGCGTGAACTTGTAGTTGCGAGGCATCTCAGATGCCAGCGGAAACACCCCCATGTCGCCGATGAGCTTAACCGCAGAGGTGCGGTCACCGCCCACAGCCTTGATGACCGTACGCTCAAACGCCGCAACAAACGCATCGAACTCAGGCGGCTCGTAGTCTGGGGCAATCGTGCTTAGTCTTGAGCGCCAGTCGTACTTGAGAGCGCCAGCAGACCACGCAGACTTTGATGCCAACGAGTTGTACACATACTGACCCACATCAATGAGCGCTTGCATAAGTCTGGCGTTCTCCGCATCGTCAAGGTCAACCCCAACGAGTTTCTTAGTTAGCAACGAGCGAATGGTGTGGTACTCGTCACTCCTCGTGGTTTTGGTTTCTTGGAACGGCACGCCGTCACGATGGCTGTATTCCACGCTGTCACGTATGCGTTGGAACTGAATGAGCATGATGTCTTTGAACACTCGTATCTCGTTTCGTATGCTTGCTCGATACGTCTTGTCATGGTCTGACGATACCGGCTTACACACAGGCACCATGACGCTGTCGTCTACCCTGAGCTTGCGTGACTCGTCGAACACGAGGTGCGCTGTGAAGTTGGTACCGTCAAAGGGACTCTCGAAAGAACCTTGAAACCACCTAGCTGAATTTGGCACCGATGACAAAGGCATACAGACTTCGGTGCCTGTCGTTGTGGTCAGCCGATTCCAACCACCCCAGCGGTGAGCAGACATAAAGTCTCGTGAACTCATGCTGTTCCAGTAGAACAAAGACACAACGTGGTCGCCATTGTCGAACGGTTCCCAGTAGCGAATCAACGGCGTGCGATGGTGAATGACATCGTAGAAGCTACGCCCCTGCCACGTGCCATGTTGCAGACGATAGTGGTACTGCGAACGCTTGCGTAGGGGTCGCTCGTCTGAGCGCCACTTCTCTGAGCGCACAGGTTTGGTTTCTTTCATGTGCCGCTCGGCGGCGTTGTAGTTGCAAATAGGTTTGCACTCGTATGCTCTGCTTGCGTATGCCATGATGATTCTCCTTGTGGTTAGTTAACGACTCGAAAAACTTCAATTTTCGTTGAGGTTGATAAGATGGTGCCGCCGTAGTCGTCAATGTTGTCGGAGTATTCATGCTCAACGTCACCTGACTCCTCCCCCGCACGTATAAACTCAACAGCCACACCAACAGACTCAGCCAACTCTTTGAGCGTGGCGTACCAGTTCTGGCACTCGGTGTACCACTTGGTGTCGTTAAACTCAGAAAGGTACTCCTCGGTGCCGTCCATATTCACCCTGTGTTCTGCGCAAGGGTTGTCACCACCTTCATTAAACAAATCCTGCGTTAGCCACAAGTATCCCTCTGAGTCTCGGTACTTGAGCAACATCGTGTCTCGCAACGCCGCCACTTTCTTAGCGTCACCAACGACTCGTACTGCTACTTCGCTTCTGTATCCCATGATGATTCTCCTTATCGAGTTATCTGTACTTCAAGCCCGTCAATAGATTCATTAATCATCACCTGAATCTTATCTTCGAGGTTGCTGTCACTCAGCACATCACGAGCAATCGCATCGGTGTCAACGTACTCAGCAACGTCATGCTCGCTGAGGTCAACCCTTGAGTTGATGTAGTCATCGTCAACGAGGTACTCAACCTTGTCACTGACCATTGTTTCCACCATCTCATCGAGGCGCCCGACAAAGTTAGCTTCAAACCATTCGCCATACCTCTGCTCATTGAAAGCAATACCCGCCAACTCAACGGCGTTCTCACGCAAGCCCAGCACCTCTGCACGCAGTTGGTTTATCTCTGAGCGCAATGCGGCAAGCGTGTCATTGGTGAGGTCGATACTGCTGGTTGATACACCAAGTGCTTCGGCATAAGCTTCAGCGTACTCATTATTTTCGTTAGTCATTTGACTCTCCTTATTAAAATGTTTGCGACATGGTGTCGCAAACTATCCAAACAGCGCAAACACCAGCGCCAACGTAAACCAGAAGATGAGCATTGCTACTGATGCAAGCACCATGACCACAGCAAACTCTTTCCAGTTTTCACAACAGAAAAACTCAAGCAACCATTTCATTTTGTTTCTCCTTCTCGTTGATAAGCTGCTTTATCGCCGCAACTAAGTCGTTGCGCCTCTTGCGTAACTCCAACACCTGCCAAGGTTGCACTTGCTCAGGCTCGATATGCCTGAGGCACATCTTGAGTAGCTTCAAGTAATTCTCTTCCTTTCGCTCATGCGCTTCATGTATTTGCTTGAGCGTTTCTGACAACTGTTGTGGTTTCATCACTCGACTCCTTTCATTGTGTACTCGTAGGCGTAGTAGTTGCTGTCACCTTTGCCTTGGTTAAACTCGGGGTTGTTCATGATTGACGCCCCGATGTTCTGCATCGCATCGAACAACTGATACTGCCAAATGCTCGATGACTCCACAGTTATGGTCACGTTCACTTCAATCTTCATCTTCGTCCTCCTCTTCAACTTCAAAGCGTATGTACTGCACCCCTTCAAAAGATTCGCCGTAGTCAAAGCGCAAACCTGTATCAAGCTCTAGCTTGTCCAACAACTCACCAAGTTCTGTTCTAGTCATTTCACACCCCCTTTCAAGTAATCAGCGATTGTCCACACGGGTTGGTGTTCACCATCGAACCCAAACGCTTTCCATTTGTACAAAGCAAACGGCACGCACTGCGACAACTGAGCATTTCTGTTCTCCCACATGGCATCAAGCAAACGCCAACGCCAGTTCTTGCGAACACGCTCCTCGTGTTCTTGCGCACATGTCCAAGGTTGTGGGCGCTTTATATGCCAGCGGCATACCATTCGAGTTAGGGGCCAAGCACCTTTAGGCTTGGTACGATTGTTTTGTAGCGGCAATACTTTCTGTAGTTTCATTGCAGTTCTCCTTCTTCCAAATACAACGCTGAGTTCAGATACTCTTTTGTATCTTCAGGCTCTCCATTCCTATCCCTGAGATAGGCTTCGGCTTTCTCTTTGTCAGTAAACACTAGCCCTGTCGGATGCCCTTCGTAATACGGGTCATCGCATGGTCTACACACAATCCACACTTTCATTTCACACCTCCTTTGGCTGGCGTTACCTCGCCTTCTAAATAAATATCTGTGTCGTTGTCTGTGGCTTCATCTTCAAATAAGTCTCCAGCCGCTACCTTGTCCCAACCCATGTCGATAGCGTCTTGCTCACTCGCCGCTTCGACTGTTATGTAGCGGTACTCTTTAGTCACCACGCACAACTCGTAAGTCTTCATGCCATCACTCTCCTTTCTTAACGGCTCGCTTTCTTGTTTAACCCACTTCAAACCAAACACGCTTGGAAAGAACTCACTAATACTTGGGAACGAGTCAGCGTCTTTCACCCACACACGCCCAGTACTTGATGGCTTGTGTGGGGGCATACCCCCCATGAGTTTGGTTGGCTCGCCACGAAAGCTCGTAATGCTTGCGCCCACAGGCACCGGCTCGTTTGTTTCTTCATTCACTAACACCCAGTCTCGTATCTTCATCACATCACCTCGCTTTCTTCAAAAGAACACACTCGGACTTCAGGCGTGACCAAGCCACACTCGCCTCGGCATCGGTCTTGTACCTGTTTGCGACAGTCTGTCGCAAAGGTTTACCTTCAAATGGTTTAGCCTCTACTGTCTTTAAAAGAGCGCATTGCTCTTGCGTTAGGGCTTTGTACTTGTTAGTCATGGTTGATTCTCCTTAAAAAAGTACTGCGTTAAACAACTGACTCCCTCTGTACGGGTGTCAATCGTGTTTGCTACACCTTGTAGCAAACTTCTTTGAGAGAAGATCTTCCCAGCGCATGGGTACTTTCTTCCCTTCATTCTTTAGGCGCTTGAATATTTCATTCGCACGCTTTAATTCGTCTAGCCGCACAAGGTCAGGCGCACGCATGGCACGCTTTTTCTCCCTGTCCAGTTGTTTAGCCATGTTGGTGTAAGTCTCGGCGAACATGGCTTGCCTGTTCTTTAATATGGTCATGCGCTTACTGTCGAGCGCAGACTTACGCATACGCTTCAGAGTCTCGCTGATTTCCAACTCGGTCTTGCCCTCGTTGTGCATACGCTTGCGTGCCTCGGCAGGCGAGAGTGACATCGTGGGTCTGGTGTGGGTTCTTGCACACTCGTTACACACAGCGCTCTCGTACTCAAGGCGTATTCGCATGGCTGGGTTCTTAGTCCACGCACGAGATTGTGCGAGTGATGCCCTGCGTTTGAACGCATCGGGCGGTTTTTGCTGGTTGCATTGGTCACACAGTTTCATAAGATACCTCTCGATGTGATTGTAAAAAGTGTCCACTTTTTCCCTGCGATGTCCACTTTTATCTCAACTGGACACTAAAGTGGGTCAGCAGAGAACGAGTAAACATGCGGGGTTTGGGTAGTAGTGTCCCAACTATAATAGCTTTTTTGGAAACAAGCACGCCGGACAAACACAAAGTAAAAAGTGTCCAGAAGTCTAGAAGCCCTATAATAATAATAATAAATAATAAATAATATATTATAGTTAGGACGCTAAAGTGGACAGCGCCAATACTGGCGCGGAGTTTGAGTGACCCACTTGTGTGTCCAGCCCAGACAAAAGTGGACTATTGTCCAGATTTGACACAAAAGTGGGTATATCACCAACACGTTGTACACAAGCGTTTGCGACAGGTTGTCGCAAAGCTCAGTCGTCTTTCCCAAGGCGATACTCAAGGGCAGACTTCCACTCACGCTTTTGTACCTGCTCACGCTTGTATCGGGCGCCATGCTTGCGTGGCTTGGCGGTCTTGGCGTCTTGCTTGGCTTTGAACTGCACGAGGTCTTTGTAGGTTTTAGACATGGTTGAATCTCCTAAGTAGGTTGATTAGATGTACTGCTGGTCTTGCCGCTTGAGCAGACGCCAAGCAACGAAGATTGACCACAGGCTATAACGCCGGTACAGACAATACGCTAGGCCATGGGCGCGAAGTGAGTCACGAACGTAGAACACGTTGGTACGCATGAAAGTCTCCTTAGGCTTTGTAGGATTGAAGAAGCTCGATACCACTCCACAGTTGAATGAAGTGGAATTTGCTGGTGAGCGCATGGAACAGCGTGATGGCGTCATAGTAGGTGTTGGCTTTGTACTCACGAATAACGCCGGCATCTTCGATACGGATTAAGAACATGATGATTCTCCAAAAGAAAAGGGGCGCCGAAGCGCCCCAAGGTTGTTTGCGACAGGTTGTCGCAAAGGTTTAGGCCCGACCAATGTATTTCATGAGCCGGTCAATCTCGGCTTTCTTGAGTTTGAGAACCGCATCGCCCAGCTTCTGCCACTCGGGTTTGGCCTCGGTCTTGCGTGCGCCGCCTCGGTTGCTTTTCTTGATGTTGTGAAACTTGGCAATACAGCGTTGCCATTTGCGCTCGGCGGCGTCGTGACGATTGGCTGATGTTGATTCCTCGCTGGTGTAGAAGTGGTAAGCACCATTCTCGCCTGTGGCAAAGAAGCAATCGTATTGCCTCGCGTGTTCTTCTGCGAGTTGTGCAATGAGCGAATCAGGCAAGAAGCTTCCCCCTCTGAGTTCTTTCTCCAGCAAACTGTCTAGTTTCAAACTTGTTGCAAGTAACTCGCCGTAAAGCGCAACGATTTGTGATTTGTTAGTCATGATTGACTCTCCTTCAGGTTGTGGTTGAAGCGTTTGCGACACCATGTCGCAAACACGTTGTTGGCTAGGCGTTCTCCCAACCAACACTTACATTATAACATAATAGGTATTTAGCCTCTGAGCCTGCCGATTGGTTTGGCGGTTTTGCAGACCCCACCACCCCCCACCCCCCAAGAATATTGCGGCGATGCAGGCGGAGGCAATAACAGTGTTTCGCAGTTACAAACCACAGTTGTCAAATTTCTAGTAAAAAATTCAAATCACCTTTGTCAAATTTGATAACATAACTGCGGGGGCCGGGTCGGCGCGGCGACCTTAAACAGCCCGTACCTGAAGAGCATGGCTGACAGTGACAAGCTCAAAGGAAACGCCAGAACTTCTCCCTTTCTGGTATCGGCCCCCACCCTTCTCGCACGCATAAATAAACAAGAGGAGGGAACGCTATGCTAAAAATATTTGTAAAAATCAAAATAGTTATTGTCAAATCTTAGACACAGTTAGATAAAAAGAACCCCCGCAGTTGGCGGGGGCGGGGAAAGGGCCTGTGGCCCTACGAGGAGAATCAAACATCACTGCTCTTGCGAGCAGGCAGAAGCAAGTATACACTCGTGCCTACAGAGCACAAGCTTTGCTTACGGGAGGAATGACCCGCGTGTTAGAACATTTGGTACAAGGTAACTATGACCCGGCGATATACAACTCGCCGATGGACG